ATCGAGGGTTGCCTCACGAATTGGAAAACATAGCCGATCTCCATCCAGTCAAAACGACCGCTCTTGTCAAAACTTATAACCAAGCTCGCGATGCCATAAGCAATGGTTATCCAGTCGCCGTTTGCTCTAATCGGGGTTTTCGCTCCTCACGAGACGCTGAGGGCTTTGCATCGCCAAGTGGCTCTTGGGCCCACTGTATGGCGTTTGTCGCCGTAGATGATCAATTTCGTCGTCCTGGTCTGCTCTGCATGAACTCGTGGGGAGAAACTTGGATCAGTGGTCCGAAACGACACGAACAACCAGAAGGTTCGTTTTGGGTAGATGCCGATACTGTCGATCAGATGTTAGGTGAAGATGACAGTTACGCACTATCTAATTTTGAGGGTTATCCAAGTCGAAATCTTGATCCGACCTTATGGGACTAATGTGATTGCAAACACACCTGATTATGAATTGAAATCTCAGTATGCTGCATTGCTATTGAAGTTTCCCGATGATCCTTTCAAAGCGGCGAAGATTCTTTTTGAACCGGATTGGGGGAAGTCGTTAATGGTTGCCCGCGAATGGCCTAGTGACCCTTTCGTGATCGAACAAAAGAAAGCAATTTTAAGTGAACACGGAGAGACTTCTTTCTTACCGACGAAATCAGAAATCGCTCGTGAACTACACGCTATTGCTCGATTGGAAAACGATACTGACTATCGACTGAAAGCCTACGAGTTATTCTCGAAAATTATGGGATTCATCGAAAAGCCGGGGGCAACCTTTAACAACATCTCCCAAAATAATGTAATGATTGTCAAGGATCATGGATCGGATGATGAATGGGCGGATGCGTGCTTGGAACAACAGAAAACGCTAACGCTTAATGTTAGACCTGAAGCCTAAACAGAATGTTATTTGGGAACCATTTCCTGGTACATCGCAAGAGTTTGCAGTTGATACTCGTGCTCATCATACTTTGTATCACGGTACTCGTGGACCGGGTAAAACAGTTTGCCAACTGTTTAACTATCGAAAAGAAGTTGGAATAGGCTATGGACCGTTTTGGAGAGGAATAATATTTGATCGAGAATTTAAGAACCTTTCCGATCTCGTAGCTCAATCAAGAAGATTTTTTCCACAGTTCAATGACGGATGTAGATTTTTAAGTTCAGCCTCTGATTACAAATGGATGTGGCCCACAGGAGAAGAATTACTCTTTCGACACATCAAACGATTAAGTGATTACGATCAATTTCATGGTCACGAATATCCGTTTATTGGTTGGAACGAATTAACAAAACAACCGACAAGTGAACTATACGATAAAATGATGTCAACCAATCGTTCGTCGTTTGATCCAATGAGTAATACAGCGACAGCTCAAGTTGACGGAAGACAAGTTTTTATTAGCCCTGATGGCAATCCGTTGCCTCCAATTCCGCTTAGAATTTTCAGTACGACAAACCCGAATGGACCGGGACATCATTGGGTTAAGAAACGATTTATCAGTTGTGCTCCATCGGGAAAACTGCTTAAACAAACAATTCGACTATTCAATCCTCAAACGCAACAAGAAGAAGACATAACCAAGACACAAATCGCTATCTTTGGATCGTACAAAGAAAACAAGTTACTTTCTCCAGAATACATATTCGAACTTGAGAATGAAAAGAATCCAAATCTTCGTGCTGCTTGGTTGTATGGCGATTGGAACATATCTAGCGGGAATGCTATAGGAGATTTGTGGCAACATGAGGTTCATGTCATTGAGCGTTTTCCTATTCCTGTCAGTTGGAATGTCAATCGTTGCTTTGATTGGGGCAGCAGTCATCCTTACGCTATTGGGTGGTTCGCCGAAGCCAACGGAGAAGAAGTAACTAAAGATTTTTGTCCTACTAAAGGATCACTGATCATGTTCAGTGAAATCTACGGGGCATTGGAAATTGGGAAGAATCAAGGTTTGCGAAAATCAGCAGTCGAGATTGCAGAAGAAATCAAAGAGCATGAGATTAATTTGTTAAAACAAAAGTGGATTAAGACACAGCCAGTTCCAGGTCCGACCGATACTCAGATTTACAATGTCCATGAATCGGATGTTGATACCATCGGTAAGAAAATGGAAGATCACGGTATTCGATGGATCAATGCTGATAAATCAGCAGGATCTCGTATCAACGGTCTGGAGTTGCTAAGAAATCGACTTGAATCGAGTCTCACAGGTGAAGGACCGGCTATTTATTTCATGCGTAATTGCTCGGCAACAATCGAGATTCTTCCTGTTCTTCCTCTTGATGAGAATAATATTGAAGATGTTGATACCGATTCTGAAGACCACATGTATGATGTGGTTCGTTATCGCGTGTTACAATCAAATAACCGTTACGCCACTAAACTGAATGTGAAATACCCACAATGAGCGAATCCGTATCCTATAGGCGTGATGATCTCGAAGCTATTATTCCAAAATATCAATTGATTCGTGATTGCATCGAAGGTGAAGCCTCGGTCAAATTACAAACTACAAATTATCTCCCTCAGCCAAATGCTGATGATACCAGTATCGACAATTTATCAAGATACAATTCGTATCTCGTTAGAGCAGTTTTCTATGGCGTAACTGGTCGAACGCTTCGAGGTCTAGTCGGGCAAATCTTTCTTCGCGATCCTGTTTACGATGTGCCTGATCTTCTTCAACCCGTAATAGCTGATGCCAACGGTGAAGGTCTTGACATTATCCAATTGGCGAAACGTCTTTGTACTAACGTTATGGCTTACGGTCGTTGTGGTTTGATGGTTGATTATCCAAAAACATTAAAACCCACAACTCGCCAACAGCTTTTAGACGGCGAAGTTGCTCCGATGATTAAAGTTTTCGACCCGTGGAACGTCATCAATTGGCGAACCGTAATCAAAGGATCGAAGAAACTTTTATCTTTGGTTGTGATAAAAGAAAAGTACGAAGTCAATGATGACGGGTTTCAGAAGTTGTTGATTGATCAATGGCGAGTTTTACGATTGTTGCCTACAGGCTGTGTTGTTGAGATTTGGAGACAGGGTACAGACGGAACCTTTAGCATCAAAGAAAGGTATTCGTTGTGTGATCACAAGGGCAAGGAACTTCACGAGATACCATTCAAATTCGTTGGATCTGAAAACAACGATGCTGAGATTGACAATCCACCGATGTATGACATGGCGATTTTGAATATCGCCCATTATCGAAACTCGGCTGATTACGAAGAGTCTTGTTTCATCACAGGTCAACCGACGTTGTTCGTAAACGGATTGAGTCAAGATTGGTGGGAGAATGTTCTTGGCAAGGTCATTCGGATGGGGGCACGAGCAGCAGTTCCCCTTCCTCCTGAGAGCGAAGCGAACCTTCTGCAATCGTTACCCAATACGATGCCTCACGAGGCTATGGCTCACAAAGAACGTCAGATGGTCGCTATCGGAGCCAAGTTGATTGAACAGCGAAATATCGAACGTACAGCGACCGAAACTGAAATTGAGTCTGCTTCAGATACATCGGTCCTGGCAACCGCAGCTAAGAATGCATCCAACATGCTTCTGTGGGCACTTCAGAAAGCCGCGTCGTTCGCCGGCATTGCCGATACTCAACTGAAATTTGAGTTGAATACAAACTTCGATCTTGCCTCAATGACGGCTGAAGAGATGCGACAAGTCATGGAAGCATGGCAAGGCCATGGTATTACATTCTCTGAGATGCGAGAAAACTTGAAACGCTCAGGTATTGCAAAACTCAGTGACGAGGAAGCGATGGCTGAAATTGAAAAACTTAAAGATATGATTCCTGAAAATCAACCACCTGCACAGGCTAAACCAGATCCTAAAGGTGATGCAACCGATACTCCAAGTACATAAGGTAGTCCCACAATGGCATTGAAAAAGAAGATAGCTAAAACCGAATACGAAGCAGTTCCAGATCTTTTAAAAGATTTATATGTTGCTGATGGAGATCAGTACCGACTCGATCTTGATGATTGGGAACCTCCTAAACCAACTGATGATACTGCTGAATTGAAACGTGCATTGGATCGTGAGCGTGAAGCTGCGAAGAATGCCAAGAAGCAATTGTCTGAATTGCAAAAGAAATTGGAAGAAGAATCAACATTGACTGCTCGTAAGGCAGGAGATATCGAAACTCTTGAAAAATCTTGGGCGTCCAAGATGGATAAATTGCAAAAGGACATGCAAAAGAATCTTGAGCAAAAAGATCAATTCATTCGAGCTACCCTGGTTGATAACGTAGCAGTTCACATTGCTACTGAGATTGCAGGATCGAATGCTGAGATATTAATGCCTCATATTCGATCAAGATTAAAAGCTGATTTGGAGTCTGATACCCCAATTACTAGGGTTTTAGATGCTCAAGGCAACATTTCCTCATTGTCTCCATCTGAGTTGGGTCAAGAGTTTGTTGCAAATCCAAAGTTTGCTGCTATAGTTGTAGCATCAAAAGCGTCAGGCAGCGGTGCTCCTGATTCCGTTAACGGAGGACGTGACAGTGTTACGTTTGATGAGAAATCTGTAGATTTTTCTAAGATGGCTCCTAAAGATTTTGCCCGGCATATTAAGGCAAAGGCTGAAGGGCGACTTAATCAAATGTAATAAAGGAAACTGTCAATGGCCGGTCTAACTAATCTCACGGTGTTTAATGAATATTTATACACCGCGATGACTGAAGTGTTAATGCAGCAAGTTCAATTGTTCAATGCTGCTTCTCGAAACACGATTCAACTTTCAAGTGCTGCTCATCAAGGTGATTTTTCGGAATCAACTCTCTGGGCCAAGATACCTAATCTTGTTCGTAGACGTGATGCGTATGGAGATGGGATTGTAA